GAGAAGGCGAAGAAGGACAAAACGAAATATGTCGAGTGGGAGAAGCAAGGATTCTTGCAAACAACACCCGGAAAAGCGATAGAATACCGAGTGGTGGCCAAGTATCTGCGCCGGATCTTTGACGATTTCGACGTGGTGCTGTTCGGTTTTGACCGCTACCTGATGCCATTTTTGAAAGAATGGCTGCGCAAAGAAGACCCAACAACGGGCGAACCGCTGTTCTCCGAAGCAGAAATTGACAAGTTCGTTGAATTCGGGCAAGGTACGGCCAGTATGACCCCCGCCCTGCGCGACCTGGAGGTGAAATTGCTAAATGCCCAACTACGACATGGCAAGCACCCGGTGCTGAACATGTGCGCGGCCAACGCGAAGGTGGTCGGGGATAGTGGCGCCCGCAAGTTCGACAAACGTACCGCGCGCGGCCGCATCGACGGACTGGTGGCGCTGGCCATCGCGGTGGGCGTCATGCCGCAGGAGGAGCCGAGCACCGGCAAGGGCACGCTGGACGACTACCTGGCGGCGGTGGCATGAACATCGTCACCAAGACCGCGAATTTCCTCAAAAAAACCTGGGCCACCTGGGACATTGTGAACTTCCGCCGCGAGATGGACGCCGGCGGCCTGCCCTCATCCAAGACCAGCGGCCAAAATGTCAACGTCGACACGGCCCTGCAGCTCTCCACGGTGTGGGCCTGCGTTCGCCTGATCGCTGAAACGATTTCCACCCTGCCGCTGTTCCTGTACGAGAAGCGCGGCGACCTGCGCGTGCTGGCGCCTAACCACCCCCTGTATTCGCTGCTGCATGACCAGCCCAACGCCGACATGACGGCGGTCGAGTTCTGGGAAGCGGTGGTGTCGCAGCTCTGCCTGTGGGGCAATGCGTTCGTGCTGAAAAGCTTCAACGGCCAGGGCGTGGTAATCGCTATCACACCGCTGCGCCCGGACCTGATGGGCCTGCGCCGGAACAGCAGCGGCACCATCACCTACCTGTATTCCGACCCCTACGGCGCCGGCGTCAAGGAGTATACCGAGCGCGATATATGGCACGTGAAAGGCTTCGGCACCGATGGGCTTATCGGCCGCTCGCCGATCCGTAACGGCTTGCGCTCGATGGGCTTGGCGCTGGCCACCGACGCCGCCAGCTCGTCCATGTTCACCGACGGCATGCGCGCGCAAGGTATCATCGCGATCAAGGAATACTTGAAGCCAGACCAGCGTGCCCAGTACAAGGAGAAGGTCAACGATGGCCGGGTGGGCAGCCCTGCCACCGGCATGTTCCAGCTGCTGGAGAACGATGCCAAGTTCTACCAAACGAATATGAACCCGGATGACGCGCAGATGCTCGAAACCCGCCAGTTCAATGTCGAGGACTTGTGCCGCTGGTTCGGGATCCCGCCGGCCATGATCGGCCACGGCACAGCGGTGTCCAATTGGGGCACCGGCCGCGAGCAGATCAACCTCAATTTCATCCAGTACGTGCTGCGCGCCTACATGGTGCGCATCGAGCAGGGCATCAAGAAGTCGCTCTTGACGCCGGCTGAGCGCACACGCTTCTTCGCCGAGTTCAGCGTGGAGGGCCTGTTGCGTGCCGACAGCGAAACGCGCGCCCGCGTCTACGCACAACTGGTGCAGAATGGCCTCAAAACACGCAACGAAGTGCGGCTACTCGAGAACGACCCACCACTGGCGGGCGGCGACGAGCTCACTGTACAAAGCAACCTCATTCCGCTTACACTGTTGGGGAAAATCACTAATACCGCACAGCAAGCAAAATCGGCCCTGCTGGATTGGCTAGGCCTCGGCGAAGACAAGGACAAAACCGATGGACTACCTGACTAAATCGATTCCGCTGGAGATTAAAGCCAGCGGCGACAACGGCAAATTCACCGGCTACGGTTCGGTGTTTAACGTGCTCGACAAGGGCGGCGATATCATCGTGCCGGGCGCCTTCTCGGCCAGCCTGCAGCGCTGGAAAGAATCCGGGCGCCAGGTGCCAATGCTGTGGCAGCACGACACCGGCGAGCCGATTGGCCACTGGCCGGATCTGAAAGAGGACGACCACGGCCTGCTGGGCACCGATGCCGAGCTGTGGCTGGAGGATTCCAGCTACGCGCGCCTGGCTCAAAAAGGCATGAAAACCAAGACCATTACGGGCCTGTCCATCGGCTACCGGGTCAAGAAGTACAGCAAGGACACGAATACCGGCGTATTCACCCTGCAGGAGCTCGACCTGGTGGAAATTTCGGTGGTCACCAACCCGATGAACGATCAGGCGCGCATCTCGTCCGTGAAATCCATGATCGAGGCCGGCAAGCTGCCGAGCCTCCCAGAATTTGAAAACTTCCTGCGTGAGGCAGGAGGCTTTTCCAAATCGCAGGCCGCGGCAATTGCCGGCGGCGGCTTGTCGAAACTGCTTTCGCGGGGCGAGCCCGCTGGCGTAAATACCGGCGACATTTTGGCTGCGCTGAGCAGCTTTAAAATCCCCTCGTAAAAGGATCAATCATGAAAAACTTCAAAAGCAAAATGAAACACCTGCTGCTGTCCGTAGGTGCGTACCTGCACGCTATGTGGGTGGGCCACGCACTGCGCAGTGGCTTCATGTTGGGCGTCGACATGTCCGACGTTGAGCGCATCACCAACGAACTGAAACGTGTTGGCGATGAAGTAAAAGCCCATGGTGACAAGGCGATCGCCGAGGCCAAGAAGGGCATTGAAATGTCCGAAGGCGTCAAGCAGACCGTCGATGAACTGCTGACCAAGCAAAGCGAGCTGGCCGCCCAGGTGAAAGACCTGGAGCAGAAGGCCGCCCGCGAAGGTGAGGAGCGCATGCAGCGCATGAAATCGATGGGCTTCCAGGTCATCGAAAACGAAGAGTTCAAGAAGGCCCACGCCGAGGGCGCCATCGCGCGCAAGGGCGGCCGCTTCCAACTGGACGTCAAGGCCATCACCAGCGATCCGGCAAGCGCGGGCGAGGCGGTATTCCCGGACAACCGCGCCGGCGTTAACACCCTGCCTAACCGCCGCCTGACCATCCGCGATCTGATCGCGCCTGGCCGCACCAACTCGAACCTGGTGAACTACATCAAGGAAACCGGTTTCACCAACAGCGCCAACATCGTGGCGGAAGGCGCGGCCAAGCCGGAATCGGATATCGACTACGAACTGGTCGGCGCACCGGTGCGCAAGCTGGCGCACTTCATCAAGGCGTCCACCGAGATCCTGGACGACTTCCCGGCCCTGCAATCCCAGATCGACGCGCGTCTGACCTACGGCCTCAAGCTGGTGGAAGAAAACCAACTGCTGAAAGGCTCCGGCGTCGGCAACAACATCAACGGTATCTACACCCAGGCCACCGCCTACGTGGCGCCGATCGTCATTTCGGGCGCGACCCGCATCGACACCCTGCGTCTGATGCTGCTGCAGGCTGAGCTGGCTGAGTACCCTTCCGACGGCATCGTGCTACACCCGTCCGATTGGGCGGCTATAGAGCTGCTGAAAGACTCGACTGGCCAATACCTGATCGGCAACCCGCAGGGCACCCTGGCACCAACCCTGTGGGGCCGCCCTGTGGTGGCCACCCAGGCGATGACCGTCGACACCGCACTGGTGGGTGCGTTCAAGATGGCGTCCCAGATCTTCGACCGCAGCGACGCATCGATCGTCATTGCGACCGAGAACGAGGACGACTTCATCAAGAACTTGGTGACTATCCTGATCGAGGAACGCCTGGCACTGGCTGTGTATCGTCCGGAGGCTTTCATCAAGAACGCCAACCTGGACGGCTCCGTCTAATCCGGCGGGCGGCGCTTAGGCGCCGCCTTCCTCGCAGGAGAACAACATGGCAAAAGTTAAAGTAAAAGCACTGGACACGTTCACGCACGGGCGTGTCAACGCCACCCGTGGCGCCACCTACACGATGAACAGCGGCGAGGCGGAATCGCTGGAGAAAGCGGGCCTGGTGGAGATCGCCGGCAAAGCCGACGACAACGAGATTGATGACCTGGTGGGCGGTGACAAGAAAATGGCGCCGATGACCAGTAACAAAATGATGCCGAAGGCTGAAAACAAAGGCAAGAAATGACCCCTATCCTCGTCACGCCGCCGACCGTCGAGCCGATCACTTTGGCGCAAGCCAAGGATCACTTGCGCGTCGTGGTGCCCGAAGAGGATGCCTACATCACCAGCCTGATCATTGTTGCGCGCAGCACGCTGGAGGGCGTTATCCACCGTTCCATCAGCCCGCAGCGGTTGGCCATCGGGGCAGACGCGTTCTACCCGCAGCGGGGCCTGCCACGCTTCCCGGCGGCACCGACGCCAAATGTCGTCGTCACCTACTACGACCAGGACGGCGCGCAGCAGACGCTGCCCGACACTGACTACTTCCTCGATCCGTACGTGGAACCGCCACAGCTCCACCTGCTGCCCGGCATCACCGCCCCAAGAACCCAGGTACGCGCTGGCGCTGTTCGCGTCGAATATGACGCCGGCTATGCCGATTTGGACGCCACCCAAGAAGAGCTGGCCGCCGCCGTGCCCGCCCCGCTCAAACAGTGGATGCTGTTGGCCATCGGCGCATTCTACGAGCACCGCGAAGCCGTCACCGCCCAGGTGCAGACCTACGAACTGCCGGAGGACTTCATGTGTTACCTCCTGCAGGACTACATGGTGTACGAATAATGCGCGGCGGGCAGCTCGACCGGCGTATCACGATCTGGCGCCCGGCGCCGATCGATGATCCGATTTATGGGCCACAGCCGGGCGGGTGGGCGCTGGTAGCTGCCCGCGTGCCGGCCCAGGTGGTAGACGACCTGCCCAGCAAGAACGAGCGCACCGACGGCGCCGCCCGCGTGGCTGAGCGCCCCGCGCGCCTGCGCATACGCTACATGCGCGGCCTTACTTCGGACATGAAGATCACGCTGCACGACGGCGCCGACGCCTCCGGTGACGTGGAATTTCAGATTGCCGGCGGCCCTGCTGAAATCGGGCGCCGCGAGTGGACCGAATTGACGATCACTCACTACAGTGTGCCGGCATGAGCGAAACCTACATCAAGGGCGGCAAGCAACTGGACGACCTGTTGCAGACGCTCCCCCTCAAGCTGGAGAAAAACATTCTCCGCGGCGCGCTCGGCGCTGGCGCCCGGGTCATCATGCGCGAGGCCAAGGCCCTGGCTCCGGTGGGCCGTCCGTCGAACGTATCGGCCAAGGAGTACGGCGGCTACCCCGGCGCCCTGCGCGACTCCATCCGCGTGCGCAGCGGGTTCACCAAGAAGGGCGAAGCCTACGCCAGCATCAAGGCCGGCGGCACCACAAAGAAGGGCGCAACAGTGTTTTGGGCGCATATCGTGGAGTTCGGCGCCCGCCAGCACATTATCCGCCCCCGGGCAAAGAAAGCCCTTAACCTGGGCGGCACGTTCGTGGCCGGTGCAGTTGAGCACCCCGGCGTGCGGCCGCAGCCGTTCATGCGCCCCGCCGCTGACACCAAGATGCCCGAGGCGGTGCTTACGATCACGAAGTACATCCGCCGCCGGTTCGAAAAAGAGGGCATCGATATCCCGGCTGCACCGGAGGACACCGAATGAGCGGCGTTGCTATCATGCGCGCGTTGCTGACCGCGCACGCCCCACTGCTGGCGCTGGTGCCGGCCGAGCGCATTTTCGCTGGCAAAGTGCCGCAGGGCGCCGTGCTGCCTGCCGTCTCTATCACCACGGTGGACGGTTACGAGCAGCGCACGGTAGCCCGGCTCGGTCCCACCACGCAGAACAGGGAGCGCGTCCAAATCACTGTGGTGGCGGCCAGCTACGCCAGCCAGAAAGCTGTCTTGGCCGCCACAAAGATGGGGCCGGGCACACACCGCGGTGTCTACGCCGGTTTCAAAGCCCTGAGCGTGCAGCCTGACAACGTGGGGCCGGATCTGAACGACCTGGACGACGACGGAATTTATGAGCAGTCGCGCGATTTTCTGGTAACTTTCACGGAAGCAAATTAGAATATCGGCAGTTATCAGCCCGCCCGTAAGCAATAGTGCGTGCGGGCTCATTCAAGGAGAAAATCATGGCATGGGAAAGTGAAGATTTTGAGGTAGTAGCGGGCACTACGCTGGAGGTTTCCGCCAGCCCGGTGGCCACCGAAGACCTGGCGGGTTTCGAGGCCCTGACCTACAGCCCTGTTACGCTGACCCAGGTGGGCGCTGTCGAGGGCCTGCAGTGGTCGACCGCAACCCTGGCCGAGGTGTCCAACCCGCACGATCGCGTGAAGAAAGCCGCTTTCACCTACCCGCAAGCTGAGTTCGGCGTAACCTGGAAGCCGACCGAGCCCGGCCAGGTGATCCTGTCGGACGCATCGAAAGATTTCAGCATTATCGCCTGCAAGGTGACCCGCCCAGGCGGCCAAGAAATCTATTTCCGCGCCCAGGTGGTGGCGTTCGCCGACAGCGGCGGCGGCAACACCGATGCACTGACCGGCTCGCTCACCCTGCTGCGCCAGTCCCAGACGTTCACCGCGTAAGAACCCGGCCCGTGAGGGCCTTAACCAGCACCGAGTCGTCGCGTGTCGCCCATCGAGAGGGCGCACGCGGCGGC